GTCGATTCAGGCAGCCGTAGCCGATGACACTCTAAGACCAGCCTTCGCACAATTAGCTCGCGCAACTGGAGATGTCGAGAAATCCACAAAGCTAATGAGCTTGGCCCTCGATGTCTCAGCTGGAACTGGTAAGAGCCTTGATGTTGTTGTAAAGGCACTATCCCGAGCCGTTGGGCCAGATGGAACTACTGGAGCTCTTGAAAGATTAGCTCCGGCCATCAAGGGAGCCAGCGATCCACTAGCCGAGCTCGAGCGCCTATTTGCAGGAAGCGCTGAAAAGGCAGCCAACCTAGATCCTTACCAAAGACTAAACGTGGCATTAGGTGAAATCTCTGAATCACTTGGAACCCTTGTGGTTCCCTTGGTGGAAGCTTTTGCAGTTGCAATAGTAGATATACTTCCAAAAGTTCAAAACTTCTTTGGTGTTCTAAATCAAGCCCTCAACAGCCCAGCGGTGCAAAAAGCCTTTGAATCTCTAAACAAATCTTTTGGAAGCCTTGGCGCATCCCTTGGTAAATTGTTCGGCATTACTGCAGGGCCAGAGGCCCAGGGCTTTGTTGCATTCTTTGTAGTGGTATCAGGTCTCCTCGAGGGAATTGTCAAGACCGTAGATTTAATGGTTCAAGGCTTCAAGAATGCATTCCCAGTCTTTAGAATCTTCTCTGACTTAGTAAACACAATCTCTACTGGTTTAGTTTCAATCTCTGGATACACTCCACCGGCAACTCCTACGCTTACTTCCATTCCTACCTTTACTGGTGCACCTGGTCAAAACGCAGGTTCAAAGAACGTCACAATCAACATTAATAAGGGCAACGTCACAGCCAAAGAAATTGCGACGGCTGTAAACAAGGGAACCAAAACTACTGGATCTCCTTCAATCACTTCGGCTGCCCTTAGGCGTCTCGGGGCACAATGATCCCGAACTTCAACATCGAAACAAATCTTTTAGTCGAGTTCTTACTTCCTGACGAAGATGGCAACAGCTTTATCCTGGGCATTAGCCTTTTGGGTGGAGACGATGTTTTAGGTGGCTACGGCGAGTTTGTAATTAACGAATCGCTTATCGGTGGCGAGGATGTTTTGGCCCCAAGCTCCGGGCTAAAGTGGCAGCAGGTTGGGTGTGAAACTTCTCAGGTTGGCCTAAGCCTTGGAGGCAGTATTGCAGACGCAATTTACTTCCAGCCAGAGCCGGCAACAGCTAATCTCATTCTTCAAAGCTTTGACTTAGATCCAACGGTAAACCAGAACATTAGGGCCAATACAAAGATTAGAGTCAGGCTTGATTCTGAGGAACTAGATCGAGTTCTCTTTGTCGGCTATATCGACACCATCGACGTCACTTACTTCCCACAAGGCCCAAACCTTATTCGCATTAGGGCTTTTGACATCTACAAATCAATCGTAAACCTTCGTATTGATGATTGGGATACAACAGGTCTACCAGGAGGAACTTACGCAACTGTCGATGAGGTCTTTGACCTTATTGCAATTAAGACCGGGACTTCTTTGGCCAGCGCATCAGTTCCAGTCGAAGGCAAGATTCCGTCAGTTGAGCTTACTAACGTGTTGGTTCCAGATGTAATCAACGATGCAATCTCGGTGGGACTTGCAGTTGTTTGGATAGACCAGGATACAGAAGAGCTAACTGTTATTCCTCGACCACAGGAGGAAGAGGGAACTGCAACCACATACATAATTGGCAACGACCATTCACTTAGCCCTTATCACCTATGTCTATCTGAGATAGTTGTTAGCTCGGACGCCGATGCTGTTTACAACTCTCTAAAGGTAGCTTTGACTTCTGATCCTGAAACCTTTGTCATCATAAGAGACCAGGACTCAATTGATCTCTACGGAGAATCAGCCATCGACGTGGCAATTAATACAACCGATTCGACCGAACTAAACCGTTGGGCTACTGCCGTTTACGAGCAAGCGCCCACAAAGCTAGTTAGTCAAGTCAGCACTCCGGCCAAGGACAGGCTCGGAAACCTAACCGAAGCAGCGGTGTTTACACCGGGAACTCTGGTTGGGGTCAGTTATACTAAGGATCAGCTCAATATTGTGGGATACTACACTATCATCAAGGTAAACCACGACATCGATGTAGACAACTGGTTCACAACTCTCGAACTATGGAAAGCAGCTTAAATGGCATTCAAAGTCTTCTCTAACGGAAGCACACTCCCAGCTTCAGATCTAAACGATTACCTAATGAGGCAATCGGTTATGGTCTTCTCAAACTCAACAGCTCGCGCTTCAGCTATTACTACCCCTAATGAGGGAATGCTTACCTGGCTAGAAGACGTCAATAAATACCAATACTACTCAGGCACAGCTTGGGTAGATCTAGGCGATGAGCCTTCTGGCTGGGCCGATAAGTCTGCTAACTACTCAATTGTTGCAGCAGACCTTGGGACAACTATCCGCTCAACTGGATCAGCAATCACAATTACAATTGACAACGTGCTAACTCAGCAAGGCGATCGTATCGACTTTATCCAGGCAGGTGCCGGACAGATTACATTCGCAGCTGGCACAGGTGTCACGCTATCTTCCGCGGATGCCAAGGTAAAGACTGCTAAGCAATACGCTGCAGCTTCTGTTGTATTTGGTGGCTCTGGGGTTTACTACTTGATTGGAAACCTAGGCTAAAGATGCTCATACCTTTAGGAATACTCGCTGGCAGCGGTGGTAAAATTGTGGGGGTTGCCGGTTATGCAGCTGGGGGTAATACCGGTTCACTTGTCGCAACTGTAGACAAGTTTGCTTTTCCTGGAGATACGAGAACAACCTTAGGAACCGGACTCTCTAGCGCAAGAGAAGGATCAGCAGGGTTTTCCAATCAGGCAATTGCTGGCTATGTGGCCGGTGGTGATGCTGGGCCAAGAACTACAGGCGTAGACAAGTTTGCATTCCCAGCTGACACAAGATCAACACTAGGAACAGGGTTATCAAGTGCAAGGGACAACATCGCAGGGTTTTCCGACCCTGGAGTAGCCGGATACGCGGCTGGTGGAAACCTAGGAGGTGGAACCCTGACGGCCAACGTTGATAAGTTTGCTTTTCCCGGAGACTCAAGAACAACATTGGGTACGGGTCTGTCGATTGCAATAAACGCCGCTGCTGGATTTTCCAATCCTACTGTTGCTGGTTATGTCGCCGGGGGTGCAGTAGGCGCAACTAATTATTCAACAGTAGACAAGTTTGCTTTTCCATCGGATTCAAAATCAACTTTAGCAACAGGTTTATCTGCAGCAAGACAGCAACCTATAGGATTTTTTGACGCTACCGTTGCTGGTTATTCAGCTGGTGGGTTTACGGGCTCAAGCGTTTCCACTGTAGACAAGTTTGCATTCCCAGGCGATACTCGAAGCACATTAGCAACAGGACTATCAGCCAACAGATATGGTGGAGCTGGGTTTTCTAATTCTGGAATCGGAGGTTATGCAGCTGGTGGTTTTACAACGGTAAACGTAGCAACGGTAGACAAGTTTGACTTTCCTAGCGATACACGCAGCACATTAGGCACGGGACTATCAAGTGCCAGAGTTCGACCAGCAGGATTCCAAGATGCCTAATTTTGACGAAGTGGAGAAAGCAATCTCCGAAGTTCAGCAGCCACGCTCACGCTTTCAGCTAGAGGCGTTCGTTTTAGGACAACACGCTACGCCCGAAATGAAGTATTACCAAACAGTAATTGAACTTCAAGACGCTATTTACAAATACAAGCTGGCAGTAATAAATGTAAAAAAGGCAGAACTAAAAATTGCCAAGCTTCGAAGTACTAATGACGAGCTTGATGAACTAAAAGCACAAGAAGTCGAACTAGGACTCTCTCAGACTCAGTTTGCTATGTCAGGAGCCGAGAGGGAAATGAAGCAATTGCTAGAAATCTTTGACACGTTTACACACAAATACACTCGCAACGAAATCGAAGCAGCACAACCTGAATACTGGCAAGCAAGACTTACTAACAACGCCAAAGCTATGTTGATGGGTGGATCATCAGTAAACGCTGCACACATTGAAGCGATGGAACAAGCTGGGGTGCTAGACAGCTTTGTTGCCGAGGTAGAAAAAACAAAGAAAGAACTTGCATGAATTACGCAACTTGGAAACTAAACTTTGACAATTCCGAATACGGAACTGGGCCCGAAGACGCAATTGCCGAACTTGGTCTAGGTGCTGAGGGTGCTTGGGCTCAAGGCGAGGTTGAGACAGGTGGCACAATTCTTGGCTACACAACTGGTGTGGTAGATGAAGCTAAACTTATAACCTGGGAAGTGACCAACGTAACTCAAGAGCAAGCCCTAGAGTTTTGCCTAGCTTTAAATCCCGAGGCTTATCTTTTGCCCGACGGCAGAATTACTGTACCTTACGAGGACATTGGCTAATGGCTGATGAAACAACTGGTGTCAAGATTACCCAAAACGCAATCTACGCTAAGCAACTTGAGCACGGAGAAACCCTTATCAAGATTCTCCAAAAGCTAGATCATCTGGATGACGTTCCAGACAGACTTAGAGAAGTGGAACTAACCTTGGCGCGTTTAGCCTGGATCGAGAAGATTGCTTACACAGGACTTTCCGCTGCACTTGTTTCAATCATCGGATTAATAATCAGCTTAGGAGCTAAATAATGAGCGAGCCAAATAACTTTACAATTGACGCCGGTGCCAGGTTAGTCAAAAACTTTGTCTATGAAAACCCGAATGGCACAGTAGTAAACCTAACTGGATACACTGCAACGTTTCAAATTAGAAGATCTACCTTTGGGCCTTTGATAACTTCCGCAACTCCATCAATCAACGCCTCAACTTATGTTATTACC